ACGAAGTTGGTTGCATTGCAGCATTTTCAGTTGCCAAACTAGACAATGGCATTTTCTGGCTAGGCGCTGATGCCCGTGGCCGAGGTATTGTTTACCGCGCCAATGGCTACACGGCCCAGCGCGTGTCTACTCATGCGGTTGAATGGCAACTTCAAGAATACGGCAACATGTCGGATGCAATTGCATACACATACCAGCAAGACGGCCACGCTTTTTATGTCTTAATTTTTCCGTCGGCTAACACCACATGGGTGTATGACGTTGCCACTTCTTTGTGGCATGAACGGGCTGCATTTATTAACGGGTCATTTACCCGTCATCGTTCAAATTGTCAAATGTCGTTTAACAACGAAATTGTTGTAGGCGACCACGAACTTGGCAACATTTATGCGTTTGATCTAACAGTGTATTCAGATGCTGGCGCAGTGCAGAAGTGGCTTCGTTCATGGCGGGCATTGCCCACAGGCACAAACGATTTAAAACGCACAGCACAGCACTCGCTTCAGCTTGACGCAGAATCTGGGTCAATTGACTCTAGCGTGACAACACCCCCTGTCATAATTGACATTTCTGACCCAAATGATGATTTGCTTGCTGAAAATGGCGATTTTCTTGTGTGGGAAGGGTATGACCCAGTATTAAACGACGTGGTTCTTACCGAATCTGGCGATCAACTTGTTCAAGAAGATGGCGGTCAAATTGTGATAGATTTTGGCCCTAGTGTGGCTGGAGGCAAATTGCTTATCCAAAAAAGCAAAATTGAGGCTTTTGCAATTGATCCCCAAGTCATGTTACGTTGGTCTGATGACGGCGGTCATACATGGAGTAACGAACACTGGCGCTCAATGGGTCTAACTGGTCAATGGGGCCGCCGCGTTATTTGGCGCAGATTGGGCATGACTTTAAAACTGCGCGATCGGGTATATGAGGTGTCTGGCACTGATCCCATAAAGATTGCAATTATGGGCGCTGAACTTAAGGTAAGCCCAACAAATGCCTAATCCGCAAAATATCACCAAAATTCCATCAGCGCGGGTTGCGCTGACTGATGCCAATACGGGATTGATTTCCCGTGAATGGTTTCGATTTTTAAACAACATCTATGTGGTATCAGGCGGCTCCACATTGGGTATTGCTCAAATTGAAAATGGTGGTACTGGCGCTGACACCGCAGCAGGAGCGCGGGCAAATTTAGGCGTAGGTTCAGTAACCCGCGTAGGCGGTACAGGGACTGTAAATGGAATCACATTAACTGGCAATGTTACGTCTAGTGGTGATCTTATCCTTGGCGGCGAATTAACTGATATTGATTTGGAAACGCAAGTAGCAAACGTGTTGCAAATAAATAACGGCGGCACGGGTTTGTCTATTCGCCCTTTAGTTGCCACCAAAGTTGCTGACTTCGTATTAGCTGATAACGAAGGATGGATCATCAACAACAAGTCCGGCTCAACGTGCACAGTTACGCTCCCCGCCGCGTCTTCCGCGCCCGGCCGCGTAGTGGGGTTTAAAAACTTGCAGGCCCAGACCCTTGTGTCAGCTTCAAGTAATGTTGCACCAATTGGTAGCGACACACTAGGCACTGCGATCCTCCCCGCCACCGTGGGCGCATGGGCGACCCTTGTATCGGATGGCACAAATTGGGTAATCATGGCATCATGATCACATACGCCCCATCTTCAGTAACCTACGGCAAAGGCTTTGCTGTTGCCGATCCAGAGCGCGTCAAAGTGCAATTTCGAGAGAAAATCTTGGTTATTGAAAAAGGTTTGCAGGATTTGATTGACAGCGGCGTGGCTCAGTCAACCCTTGAAGATTGCACCCTAACCCACTACTTCACGCCAAAAGACGACAAGTATGGATGTTGCACCTATGCCCGCGAAATGATGATCCCAAAAGGAACATTGATCATTGGCAAAATTCACCGCCACCAGCATTTGAATTTTATTGCCAAGGGTAAAGTGACCGTTTTTACAGAATTCGGTCAAAAACACCTACAAGGCCCATGTACTTTTGTGTCTGAAGTAGGTTTAAAACGTGCAGTTTACGCTGAAGAAGATACACTATGGACAACTGTCCATTTAACAGAGTTCCAATCTGAGGCAGAACTGGATAAAATTGAGCAAGAAGTCATTTCACCGTCGTATGATGAAATGGGCCTGATTGCATCTGTTGACGCTTTGCCGAAACTGACGGCGCAAGGAGATAAATTATGACATGGGGATTTGTAGCTGTTGGTGGTGCTATCCTTGGTAGCGCAGTAATATCGTCAAATGCTGCTTCAAACGCAGCAGACATTCAAGCTGGCGCTGCCAGAGAAGCAGGCACAGCAAGTCTTGAAGGGCTTCAATTGCAAATTGCCGCCGACAAAGACAATGTCGATAGGCAAATTGCGGCTCAAAAAGATGCGTTAGCACAAACGCTTGCGGCTCAAAAAACAGCCGCAGAAGCTGGCAACGCTGCCGCTGCCGCAGCACTTGACAAGCAACTTGGAGCGCAAAAAGCAGCGCTTGATCAAACGCTTGGTTTGCAACGTGAGTTGTTTAACAAACAAGTTGAAAACCTAAGATCATTCAAAGATGCTGGCGAAAAAGGCCAAGCCCGTTTAATGGATTTATTGGGTTTAAGCGGCAACAAAGACGCGCCTGGCTATGGCTCTGCAACAACGGCATTTAAGGTAGAAGGGTTTGACCCCAATACTTTGTTTCAGGAGTTTAATAAAACGCAGATGGAGCAAGACCCAGGCTACGCATTCCGCTTGGCCGAAGGACAAAAAGCCCTTGAACGCTCAACTGCTGCTGGCCGTGGTTTGCAATCAGGCGCTGCGCTTAAAGCTGCTACTCGATACGGTCAGGAAATGGGTTCTCAGGAATACCAAAACGCGTTTAACCGCTTTCAAGCCAACAAAGCATTCCAAGCCCAAGAGTACGGCAACGCTTTTAATCGTTTTAATATTGAACGCCAAAATCAACTTTCTCCTTTGCAGGCTTTGACAGCCAGTGGCCAGGCTTCAGCGGCTGGCCAAGCTGCTGCTGCTGGTAACTTTGCATCTGGTGGGTCACAAGCATTGCAAAATTATGGTGCTGGTCAAACTGCTGCTTATGGCAACTACGGCGCAACTACTGGCGATATTGCCGCACGAACTGGCGCTGGTCAATCTGCTGCTTATGGCAATTACGGCTCAAACTTATCAAACATATATGGTGCATCCAATGCCGCCCGTCAAAGCGCGTATGCTGGAAACACTGCTAATCAAATCGGCGCAATTACCGGCGCAGGAAATGCTATGGCCGCAGGACAAATTGGTTCAGCAAACGCATTTTCTAATGCTTTAGGCCAAGCCACCAGTTTGTACGGCATGTACAACCAAAATCAGTTGGCAAACAGATATATAAGCCGATTGCCACCCATAGTAACTTAAGCCACTAAGGACTTAAACATGCCACTCGATCCTAGTATTATTCTTGGTGCAAGACCAGCACAAATTGATTTTTCGCAGTTTTCGCCGGTCAACACGTTGATGACTTCGATGAAACTCAATCAACTTGATCAAGAAGGTCAGTTGAATGCGCTTACGTTGAAAGAACGTAAAGGCTTGCAAACTTTTTTAGCTGAAAACCCCGATTTGACTCTGCCAGAAACCCGTTACAAGTTGGCAACCCAGTTTGGTGAAGCTGGCCGTAAACTTTCTACTGGTGTAACTGAAATTGGTAAAGCCGCAACCGAAGAATCCAAGCGCCGTAATGAATTGGTTGTGTCAAAAACCAATCTGTACCGTGACGCGCTTCGTGATGTGACCGACCAACGTGGTGCGCTTAAATGGCTTCAAACCCAACAACAAGACCCAGACATGGCAGGCTCTCCTGTTACCAAAGTTTCAATCATGGACGCAGCCCGATCAATTCCTGCTGACCCTGCGGGTTTTGCCGATTGGAAAAACAAAGCTGCTTTGGGTTTGAGTGAGTACATTAAGCAAAACAAACCAGTTACTTTTGCTCAAGATCTTGGCCCTACTGGACGCATCCTTTCAAGGGCGGGGCTAGGTGGCGAGGCCACCGTTGTGCCTGGCAGCGAATACACCAAAGGCAAAACATTTGCTGACCTTACCGCAGAAAGACAAGCAGCTACTTCTGCTGGTCAACTTGGATTGGCGCAACGCAAATTTGCTTGGGAACAGGCAAACCCAGGCTACGAAATCAAAGAAGCCGAAGACGGTTCAATTGTGGGTGTCAACAAGCGCACATTGCAAGCATTCCCTGTTTCCCTTGGTGGCCCTGCTCCAGCAGCTGCACCAACAGAGCCAGTGGCTGGCACGGGTATGCCTGGCGCTCGCGCACCAGCGGCTGGTGCTGTTGTGCCAGAAGCGGCTCCCGCGGCGGGTGTGCCATTGCGTGGCAAAGGTACAGCATTGACCGAAACCCAGAGCAATGCAACAGCGTTTGGTTTGAGAATGAAAGAAGCCAATTCAATTTTAACTTCTTTAGAAAAATCTGGAGTTAAAAACACTGGATTGATTAGTAATGTTGCTGGTAGCATTGTGGGAGTAGTTCCATTGATTGGCGACAAGCTAACAGGCATGACTGAATCTGTATTTAATGTTTTGCCTCAAATTATGGGTGGTTTAAGTCCAGAGCAACAACAAGTTGCACAAGCTAGACTTAACTTTATTACTGCTAATTTGAGAAAAGAATCTGGGGCAACTCTTTTGCCATCTGAATTTATTACAGAAGAAAAGAAATATTTTCCCAAGCCTGGTGATGATGCAACTGTTATTGCACAAAAACAAAAAGCTAGAAACCTTGCACTTAAAGCAATGGAAATTCAAGCTGGCCCTGGTGCTAAAAACATTCAGCAATATCAAACTGGCGTTGCAGATGGTGGTGGTGGGGCTATACCCAACGCAACGCCAACCAATCCATTGGGGCTGACATTACCCGGAGTCAGATAATGGCCACACTTGCAGAGTTCCGCACACAGTATCCAGAATATGATGCCGTGCCAGACCTTGCTCTGGCCGACTCATTGCATGAAAAATTTTATTCAAAAATGCCCAAAATGGACTTTTACAAGACCATTGGGTTGGGTTCTGCTGCGGCAATACCGGGTGCTGAAAATGTTGTAACTGGTAAAAAAGAACCAGAAGTATCAATGCGTGACCGCATCATGGGTGCGATTGAAACTCCATTTGCAGTTGCCGCTACATTGGGCGGCGCTGCTATTGCACCAATTGTTGGCGTTGCTGGCACTTTGGCTAGTGGCAAATACGGCACTCAAGAAGGCATTCGCGCTGGCGAAGAAGCTGCCAAGTCTGTCATGTATCAACCACGCACACAAACGGCTAGACAGGCTTTGGGTGCTGTTGGTGAGTTTTTGCAACCAGTTACAAGTGCTTTGCCACCAACACTTGGCGCAGCTGGGACAACGCTAAATGCGTTGGCTCCTGCAAGCGCAATGCAAGTTAATGCGCTTGCCCGTCCTATTGTGAGACAGGCAACAGTGCCAGTTCAAAATGCCTTGGCCAATGTAATGACACGCGAACAGCCGCCTTCTATGGTTGGCATGGGCGCTGCCAGCGCTGATGAAGCCTTAATGCGTCAAGAACGCCTTAACCGTTTTAATATCCCTGCAACAGCTGGTGAACGCACTAAAAACTTGGCACAACAACAATTTGAGGCAGAAGTTGGGCGCGGTGTAGTAACGGGCATTTCTGAAGAAGCCAAAACTAAATTGGCCGAGCAAATGGGTGGTTTTAAAGCAAACCAACAAAAAGCCATTGTGCAAAACTTTGAGCGCATGACCAATGAGGTAGGCGCTGAAGTGGCTGATCCAACTCAAATGCGCGCTGTTGGCAAGATTGTTGACAAAGCACTTAATGATGAGTACACCAAAAAATATAACGCATACAAAGCGTTGTACAAAACAGCAGATGAGGCTGGCGAAACATTACAACAAGTGCCCTATCAAAGTTTGCTTGACTTTATTGAAACCAAAACGCCAACACAACGTCAAAAATTAGACCCAATTTTGGACTCTGTAGCTGAGTCATTAAGAATGAATGACCCGCAGAAAACTGGAGCAATTTCAGTTCGAGCGCTTGAAGACATTTACCAACAAATTGGCACGGTCAAAGACTCAGCAAATGCCAAGCCTATGAAAAACATCATTACCCAAATAGGTGAAGGTGCTGGCGGTGAGTTTTATCAAAAAGCAAGGGCAGCCAGAGCGCAGTTGGCCAAAGAGTTTGAAGATGTTAGACGTGTGGACAAGTTGCTTGGCACAAAAGCTGGTTACGCTGACCGCCAAGTGGCGCTTGATGATGTGTATAAGTATGTGGTGCTTGACGGCTCATTGGAAGAAATGCGCACGGTCACCAAATTACTTAAAAAAGGCGGTAAACAGGGTGAGCAGGCGTATGCAGAGTTAAAAGGCCAAACTATTCAGAACATGAAAGACATGTTAATTAAAAGCGATCAACCGTCTTTTAGAAACCTTAACACCCTTGTTAATCAACTTGATGCCGAAGACAAATTGGTCTACATGTTTGGCAAAAAAGGGCGCGATGAAATTATGGACTTGCGCGATGCTGTTCAAGATGTGCTAGTTAAACAGCCTGGCGCTGTAAATTACAGCAACACCTCTGGTGCTGTCTTGCGTGGCCTTGAGGCTTTGCAGTCAATAAGGTTTCCAGGCGCTAAACCAGCTGCTGAATTTGCCCGTACCCGCGAAGTAACTGGCAAAGTGCAGGAAGCCCTAAAACAACCCAACCAATTGGCTCCAAAACAAACTAACGAAAACGCATTGGCAAACCAACCTTTCCGCATAGAAATTCGTGGAACGGGTAAAAAGTAATGGAATACCAAGTGCTTTTTAACATTTCTGTGGCCGTGGCAGGCTTTTTTGGTGGTTGGACGCTTAACAGAATCTATCAAGCCATTGACCGGCTTGATGGCGATGTGCGCGGTATGCCATTGAATTATGTGGCGCGTGAAGACTACCGAGCCGACATGCGGGATGTCAAAGACATGCTTGGCAAGATTTTTGACAAGCTAGATGGAAAAGTGGACAAATGAAAGATTGGGCCGAAGCAATTATTGCGGCGGTCTTTGTAGCGGCCTTCGTTATTTTTAGCCTTTACATAATTGCATGGAGTTGGGCGTGGTAAATGCGTTGGCTCATTCTGTTACTGCTGTTGGGGCTAGTTGGAGCCGTAGCCAAGAATGGCTGTCATGTGCGCGAGTTTTGGTCAATTGCTTACACAATCCACAACCCGTCCGAGCGCCATCAACAGATGTCTATGTGGCTAACAAACAATGCGCAGCAATGTCGATCCCAAGATTATGTGGTGATGTGGAACAACTTGTCAGAGTGGGCTGGCGCGGCAGACTCAGCAGAACTCAGAACTAAAGTCATTCATGGATACAAAGATGCACTTGAGCGAGAGAAGAAATGAAGATCAGCTACGACAAGTGGTATCCGATTGTCCAGCCTCAAACCAGTGTGCAGACAGAAGCTTTTGCCAAACGGGTAGAGAAGCTAGATGCAGAACGTGCGGTGCAGGTACAGATTGACCAGCAAGTGAAGAAGTTTCACCAGTACGAGTATGAGATTTATGAATACAGGATGCGGCAGATCACAATAAACATTGACATCACAAACCTTAAACGCGAGATTGACAAACTTGTATGACCAGAAAACCGATACCCAGACCGGTCAAGAAACCCACACCGGACACAAGGGACAAGCTGACGCTATACGTCACGCTCATGGTAAGCACAACCCTATGTATCTCCGTGTTGGCAATGGTGGTCAGCTTTATGTTGGGTCTGTGGGCCAAGGAAGTGGACAACGCAGAAATTTTCAAGATGATTTCACCCGCTTTTTCTACTCTTATCGGCGGCATGATTGGGTTCCTGTCTGGTATCAAACTCATGCAGAATGACGACAAATCAAAAACTTGTAAGGACTAACGATGCTTTCACTCATATCAACCCTTGGCGGTCTGCTTATATCAGGCTTACCAAAGCTTCTAGACTTCTTTC